TTATAATGACCAATTTGATGGCAAGATGTTCTATTATTCCAGAACTTCTAAAAAATCCATTGGTTTACTATGCATATGACATTCAAGAAGGTGATACACCTGAAACGATTGCATACAAATACTATGGCGATTCTTACCGTTATTGGATTGTTCTATTTACGAATCAAATTATTGACCCACAATGGGATTGGCCACTTGATTCAAATGAATTTGCAAAATATATTGCGGACAAATACCAAAATATTAATCCTTATTCTGCAATTCATCATTATGAAAAAAACATTACCAAATATGATTTGAATACACAAGTAACAACTGTTGAAAATATTACAATTGATGAAAATACCTATAATTCATTGATTACAGGCACAACTACATATACATTACCAACAGGTGTGGTTTCTTATACCGTTTCTAAAACAGCAGTAAATTATTATGATTATGAAGTTTCTTTAAATGAATCCAAACGAAATATTAAGATTTTAAATGCATCTTATGTTGAGGCAGTAGAGAAACAATTTAAATCATTGATGGCATAATTATGGCAGATATTGAACAACAAAACTTTTCTTTAGTGGAAAATCCTGGAGCATATTCTCCACAGGATTATTCCTTACAAACTTTAAATTTTTTGACTGCATCAGGTCAAAGATTTGAAATGAAAAAGATTATGTTAGAGTTGTCTTATTACGAGGACATTTATAGTTTTTGTGTATCTGGCTATGTTACCATTATGGATGCACAAGGTTTTGTGGAATTATTGCAATTAACAGGTAATGAATTTATTGAAATCAATTTTGGCAAAGTAAAAAATGGTGCCAACTCAAACGACCAACTCTATCGTGTCTATAAAGTTGGTAACAGAAAACCTGTTGGTAACCAAAATGCGGAAACCTATACAATCTATTTTTGTTCTGAAGAATTAACTTTATCTGAACAAATTAAAATTAGTAAATCCTTTAAAGGTCAGAAAATATCAAATATAGTAACAAATATTTTGACCGACCAATTAAAAGTAAAAACAAGTAAAATACAAACTATTGAAGATACGATGGGAACTTATGATTTTATTGTTCCTAGATTGAAACCTTTTGAAGCAATTAGTTGGGTATCTTTGTATGCAAGACCTAATGTAACTAATGCAAAAGGCGCAGATATGTTATTTTTTGAAACTAAAGACGGTTTCAATTATAGGTCTTTACAATCTATGTTTAGTGACGACATTTACTCAACATACAAATATCAAGTAAAAAATATTGCTGATGATACACAATCATTTCAAGAAAAATCAATTAGTGTTTTGGATTATGAATTTGTTAAAGTTTATGATATGGTGAATGATATCAGCTCTGGTGCATTTGCAAATAAATTGGTATCTATTGATCCTATTGCAAGAACCAAAAAAGTTACAGAATTTAGTTATGCAAAATATCAAGGCCAAAAATTAAATGATGGTAGTCCAACCAATCAACTAACTAATAGATTGGGTCTAACACAAACCACATCTTATGATGCCAACTTTAAAGTTGCAACAGGTAACTCTGCACAAGGTAATCAACCTTACATTAAACAAGTTGCTGGTGGTGTTGCTAAAGACATTGCAATTGAAACTTTCGTGCCTAATAGAACAGCACAGATTGCATTGGCAAATTATACAGTAATTAAAGCAAAGATACCAGGTGATACCGGTATCACTGCTGGTAGAACAATTGATTTTAATTTATTGACATTAAAACCAGGCGATAAAAAAGATTTAGATAAATTTTATTCAGGTAAATATTTGGTGACAGCCGTAAGACATATTATTCATCCAGCTGCATTTCAAACTGTTTTAGAAATTGCAAAAGATAGCACACCAACAACTTATGGTGGCGTTAATAATAATTCGGCTGAATATAGAGAGGCTGTGAAAGAATAATGCAGAATTTTATTGGTAAAGACGGATTTGTTTGGTGGATGGGAATCGTTGAAGCTCGCAACGATCCATTAGGACTTGGCCGTTGTCAAGTTCGTATTTTTGGTTGGCATACAGATAATACTTCTGATTTACCAACTGAAGATTTGCCTTGGGCTCAACCAATGTATCCGTTAAATAATTCAAAATCATTTTCTTCACCTATGATTGGTGATTGGGTTGTTGGATTTTTTAGTGATAGTTATGCAGCTCAAGCACCTATCATGATGGGAGTTTTACCAGGAATTAAACAGGAATAATATGGCAGACGAACAAACATTACCACAAACAGCAAATGATAATTTAACACCTAAAAATGTTAATGATGGTGCAACTGTCGGCACTCCAACGATTGCACCTTTAGCAAGAAGTGTTGTTGCAAATACTTTTATTGATGTGGCTAATCACAATTTGGCACATTCATGTGATTTTATTTCAGAACTCCAACACAATACAAAATTAAAACAATGGATTAATTCTAATGCCAACACCATCAGAGAAGGTATTCGTGCGGTATTGAAGGCACTAGGATTTTCAGATGCAACAGGACATTTTTCTTGGTTAAAAGATGCATTACAAACTCTTACAAGAGCATTAAAATATATTCAAAAAAATGTTATTAAGCCAATTCTTGATTTTGAAAAATATGTGGTTCAATATATTGCTAAATTAACTGCAATTATTGCTTGGATTGCAAGCTTACCATCAAGATTGGCCGCTTTACTAGCAGATTGCACATTGAGATTAACTAAATTGGTTGGTAGTGTTTTTACTGATTTTGTTAGTCAATCTTTGAGTTTAGGTCAAAGCGATACATTAAATGCAGCCAAAGAAGCTGCTCAGACATTGGTTCAGACAGTTGGTCAAGCCGCTACGGCAGCTCAAGGTGCTTTGGCAATTGCTTCGGCAGCACAACAGTTGCCTAATTTAGTGGCACCGTTGAAGAAAGGTATATAATGGCAATCGCACCATCACCATCTACTAATTTATGGACAGAACCAGAATCGGCTGCTAATGCGGATAACCAACCGGTTTATCCTTATAATAATATACAATCAACTGAATCTGGTCATTCATTTGAAATGGATGACACTCCAACAAGAGAACGAGTTCGTTTACAACACAGAGTAGGCACATTTACAGAAATGCATCCTAATGGCGACCAAGTGGTCAAGATATTGGGAGATGGATATGAAATTATTGCCAAAAATAAGAATGTAATGATTAATGGTGTTTGCAATATTACCGTCAAAGGTGATTGTAATTTTCAAATTGAAGGCAACAAAAATGAAACGATTACAGGTGATTATTTTTTAGAGGTTCGTGGAAGCATGACTGCCAGAGTGGCAGGTTCAGACGGCATGACACTTATCTCCGATTCTGATATGTCGATTCAATCCAATTCGGCAGCTGATGGTGCATTGTATCTTTCTGCTGGTGATATGGTTTATGTTGCTTCTGATATTCAAACTGCCGGTGCGATATCCGCAGATATGATTAATGCAGAAACACGAATTAATGCAGGAACAGGTTTATATGCAGGTATTTTGGGTGTATATGCAGAAGGTCCAATCACTTCAACAACATCAGTTCAAGCACCTATTGGTACATTTGCAATCATGGATGCGGTTTTAATGTCAGACACAATTAATTCCGGCATCTTCAATGCACACATTCATCCAACACCAAAAGGACCATCAGGTCCACCAACCACACCGTTTTTTGGAGTTTAAATGGCAACAGTAAATAATGCAACGGGTGTATATGCAACACTAGGTTATAATTTTAGTGACCCAAACAATTATGTAAGTAATTTGTCTGCAAATGCGGTAGCACATTTAAATGCTATGCCTGCATTTATTGAATCGTGGCAAGCAGAAGATATTGCAAATAATGATATTGGGGGATATTTTCAAAATCCAGTAGCAGGTTATGTAAATACCATTATTACCGTTTCACAACAAATGAAGTTGAGAGCAAATGCAGGTAATATAACTTCGGTTGAAACAGCTGCTAATACATTATATTTGGACGCACAAAATTTCTTAGCACATACAAACCGTATTTCTGGTGTAACACCATATACAGGTGATAATACTGTTCCATATTATAATAATGCGATGAATTTAGGTAAAACCGCATTGTATATTACCAATCAAACAGATAATATCACCAATACTGCACCAATTATGGGTAGTTTTACTAGTATTTTAGTTGGACCACAGATTTATGATGCGGCCAACACAATGTCATCAGATTACATAATTTTGGATGCTGGCGTTACTGCAAATAATCTGTCAAATTCACAAATTACACAGATTTTATCAGATATTGCAAATACTGACACATTATTGGTAACCAGAGAAAATGGTGATGTTACCTATTTTACTAATTTGGTCAATTTTGTCAATAATTACAATGCCGTTAAACAATTCTCAAATATGGGTGAAACACAGAATTATTTGTTGAATAACTTTATTGGCACGGATAAACTAAAAGCAAGGATTAACTAAGTTTCAAAAATTCGAAATTTTGCGTTCCGGCCTGAAAATTTTTTGGGCGAGTTTTAAGATTCCAAAAAGCGAATTTACTCCTGAAGCTTAATAAATAAACAGATGGCAAACATTCAAAAGATATACTCTGATATAGACTTCACCTTCACCAAGAAACCGGTAGTAGGTGATATTGCTTTGAGTTATGATGAAATGGCAGTTATTAGGTCTATTCGCAATCTTCTTTTAACCAATCACTTTGAACGACCATTCAGACCAGAGATTGGTTCTAATATTAACGGTTTGTTGTTTGAACCTATTTCCGCACTCACATCCACTTCATTGGAAACCGAAATAGAAAATGTTATTAAAAATTACGAACCAAGAGCAAATTTAAAAACTATTACAGTCACTCCAAAAGAGGACAAAAATGCATATGATGTTACACTATCTTTTTACATCGAAAATGCAACATTACCAACAACAGTTACAATTCTTTTAGAGAGAAATAGATAAAATGGCAGGACAAAACTCTAACATTCAGGTTACAGATTTGGATTTTAATCTAATTAAAACCAATCTAAAAAAATTCTTACAATCTCAAGACACTCTCAAAGATTATAACTATGAAGGTTCTGCACTTTCTACTCTTTTAGATGTTCTTGCATACAACACCCAATATAATGCCTACTATTTAAATATGGTAGCCAATGAAATGTTCTTGGATTCCGCACTACAAAGAGGTTCTGTTGTATCTCATGCTAAGTTATTAAACTATACACCAACATCAGCCGTTGCACCAAGAGCAGAAATTGATTTGGTGATGCATAATGTTACAGATTCTTCTTTGACACTGCCAAAATTTACCAGTTTTTTATCTGAAGCTATTGATGGTGTGAGTTATAAATTCTTAACAATGAATACTGTAACTCAAAATACAGACCTTGCAAACAATACAGTAACATTCTCCAATCTTATTATCAAACAAGGTGAGCCAGTTAATCTTTCATTCACTTATGATTCAGCAGCCAATCCACAAGGTATTTTTGAACTGCCTGATCCTAATGTTGATACTGGTACAATTAGTGTTACTGTTCAACAAAGTTATTCGAACAACTATACAGAAGTTTATAATTTAACAAACGATTATCTCTCTTTAAATTCTATTACACCTGCATATTTCTTACAAGAAGGCACCAACGGAAACTATCAAATTTATTTTGGTGATGGTGTTTTAGGTAAAGCATTGACAGATGGGAATATCATTTCTGTTTCTTATATTATCACTCAAGGCACCGCTTCTACTGGTGCAAATAATTTTGTGTTGATGGATAGTATTTCAGGTTATTCTGTTGGTTCTGTCACCTCTATTTCTTCTGCAACTCAAGGTTCAACTAAAGAATCAATAGAATCTATTAAATATACTGCACCAAAATCTTATTCTGCACAAGGTCGTGCAGTAACTAAAGAAGATTATATCTATTTGATTCAAAACAATGCAGGTATTTTTCCTATTGATGCAGTTAATGTGTGGGGAGGTGAAGAAAATAACCCACCCGTATACGGAGTAATTTTTGTTGCAATCAAACCAAAAGGTGGTTATTTGTTGACCGAAACACAAAAACAAATTATCACCAAAGAAATTATCAAACCAATTTCTGTATTGACTGTGGCACCTAAAATTATTGATGTTGATTACACTTATTTGGTAATTAATTCAAATGTGTTGTATGATCCTAAATTGACTAATTCTAGTTCTGCTCAACTTGAAGCATTGGTATTGTCTGCAATTAAAGGATTTGGAAATAATACATTAAATACATTCAATTCTACTTTTCAATTATCTTCTTTAATATCTACTGTTCAATCAGTAAGTCCATCATTTATTACTAATGATGCCAATATTGCTTTACAAAAACGATTTGTTCCCAATTTAAATAGTTCTACAACATATACATTTAAATTTGGTACATCATTGAAGAAAGATATTTTTGGTAAAAGTGTTTCTACCACACCAAGTTTTCAATATGTCGATACTAAAAATAATAGTGTTGTTCGCCAAGCAGTTTATGTTGAAGAAACTCCCTCATCAACAACTTATATTGATTCTATTTCCATTACAAACCCTGGTTTTGGTTACACATCAGACCCACTAGTAACCATTATTGGTGATGGTTCTGGCGCAACCGCAACAGCAAGTATCGTAAATGGACAAGTTAAATCCATTACAATTACAAATGCAGGTATCAATTATACACAAGCATTAGTTCAAATTACACCTACTGATGGTAATGGTGCTCTCGCTTCTGCTACAGCGATGTTAGCGGGTAATCAAGGAACTTTGAGAACATATTATTTCCAAGATGGTAAAAAGAATATTTTAAATGCAAACGCCGGCACAATCAATTATGCTGATGGTATTGTTACAT